AGATCACAGTTAGACAAACTAGCAAAACCATATATCTTTGAGCCAAATGATAAAATCACAAGAGATGAAATCAAAGCTCAAGCAGATAGTTTATTACTAGAATTAGTTGGTCAAAGAGCATTATATGACTTCTTAGTTGTATGTGACGAATCAAACAATACACCAGCTAGAATTGATAGAAATGAGCTATATTTAGATATTGCTATAGAACCAGTGAAAGCAGTGGAGTTTATTTTCATTCCATTAAGACTTAAAAACACTGGAGAAATAGCAGGACTATAAAAGGATAAATAGTTTTAACAGGAGATATTAAATGGCAATTTCAACATTAAGCAAAATAACAGTACCTTTGGATAGTTCAGCTTCAGCGGCTAACCAAGGTTTGTTGATGCCGAAACTCCAGTATCGCTTTAGAGTGAGCTTGGAGAACTTCGGAGTATCAACACCAACTACAGAGTTAACAAAACAAGTTGTTGACGTAACAAGACCAAACGTAAGTTTTGAAGACATCACAGTTGATGTATACAACTCAAGAGTATACCTAGCAGGTAAACACACTTGGGAACCAGTAACATTGAACTTGAGAGAAGATGTTTCCAACAACGTACAGAAACTTGTTGGTGAACAACTACAGAAACAATTCGATTTCTTTGAACAAAGTTCAGCGGCATCTGGTAGTGATTACAAATTCGTAACAAGAATTGAAATACTAGATGGTGGTAACGGAATCAACGTTGCAAACGTATTAGAAACATTTGAGTTATATGGTTGTTACTTACAAAGTGCAAACTATAACACATTAAACTATGCAACAAATGATCCAGTAACAGTTGCGTTAGCAATTAAATATGACAACGCAATACAAACACCACAAGGTACAGGAGTAGGTACAGCGGTAGGTAGAACTGTAAATACTTTAATTACAGGTGGTGGATCTACATAAGATCAAACTTAATAATATTTCCTGAAACTAAAAAGGGTGTCTTTTACGGCACCCTTTTTTATTATATACGTACTTAATAATTTAGATAAATATTAGTATGGCAAACAAACTTAATGGATTTTTGGATAATGTAGTCAGCGGTGCTTTAAGCCCAAAGGGTAACCTTGGTGACTTTTCACACGCGGCCAGACTGTATGTAGATGACGCACACAGGTTATCCCCTAAACACAAATTTTTATATCACGTCAGCTTTAATTTAAACCCTATTGCTGTAAGAATGATACCTCAGTTACAAACACCTGAGATCAATATGTTAGTTAAAGGAGTAGACTTACCTAAGTTTGCAATATCAACTACATTAAAAAATCAGTATAACAAAAAAGCTAATCTACAAACAAGAATAGATTATGATCCGATAACAATTAATTTCCATGATGACAACTATGGACAAACAACTGCTATGTGGGAAGCCTACTACAGATATTATTATGCAGATGGTAATTACGCTTCAGTTGATGGAACATCAATGCCAAACACTTCCAATGGTGCCTATGCAAGGGGTAACACATACGGAAATGAAAGAGTAAACATACACAGATTTGGTTTAGACAATGACAGTTATCAACACTTTTTTGAAAGTATACAAATTTATCAAATGTCAAGAAAAAGATATACCTGTTTTACTCTTGTTAATCCTATCATTAGTTCTTGGCAACATGATACAATGGATAACAACTCAAGTGATCCAGTGCAGAATACAATGCAGGTACAATATGAAACTGTATGGTATGCAAGAGGTGGAGTAAAAGAAGGAACTGCACCTAAGTCATTTGGTCCAGCAAGTGGACATTATGATAAGACACCATCACCTAATAGTTTAGCTGGTGGAGGTACAACAAGTTTATTTGGTCAAGGTGGTGTAGCCGCAGGGGCAAGTGATGTATTCGGAGACATCACAAGCGGACAAGCATTTAGTTCACCAACAGCATTCTTAGGAACTGTATTGAAAGCAGGTAGCCTAAGCGGTAACATAAAAAACTTAACAAAAGAAGGACTTAAACAAGAAGGATTTGGTATATTAAAAGATCAACTTGGAAGAGTATCAGGTGGTGACATCAGTGGCGTTGCCAACACAGCATTTCCTAAGAGTGTAAGTGCAAGTGGATTTGCGAATAATATTACAAACGCAGTTGCAGGAATAAGTGCAGGCAAGTCAATAGCTTCAAGTATTAAAGGTGGATCATTAACTAGCTTAACAAATTTCATGGACAATAATGCAGGTGCATTAGATTCCTTAACAAAGTCAACAACATTTAAGAAGGCACATTTAGCCGGCGGCGGGACACCAACACCAGATGCTATCAACACAGCATGGAATAATATAAGTACTAGTGCTAAGAACACTTACAACTCGTTGACAAGAAGTAATTTAAACACACATAAAAACGATATTGTAACATAGAGATTGACATGACAACTAATGTACCAACAACACAAACCACTCAAAGAAACGTTAAAGAATTTTTCGACGTTTATTATTCCGCTCCTTTAGAATTTCCAAGTAATGAAGTTGATGCAGTCATTGGATTTTTTGAGAAAAGAGGATTTGAAAAATTATCTGCAGAAACTATGGCGTCAACGTTACTGAGACAAGCAAAAATTGATGAAGTGAAAGTATTTCAATTACTTGATACATTAAAAGGTATGGAAAACATTCAGTTAAGTTCAATCGTAACAGAGATTCTAAATTTCAATAGACAAAGAGTTAGTTCATTAGGTTACAAACTAACACCCACAGACACAAAATTAGAATCAAGAAACATATTGGTATAGTGCCATGGCAAGAAAGTTTGCCCAGGGTAGATACAATTTAAAAAATCCTCAAAAATATATAGGATTAAAAACTCCTCTATTCAGATCAAGTTGGGAATTTGCATTCATGAAATTTTGCGATGAGAGTCCTAGCATAATGAGATGGTCAAGTGAAACTGTAAAGATTCCTTATAGAAATCCTTTGACAGCAAAGATGACAATATACGTTCCTGACTTTTTAATACAATACACAGATGCAAAAGGAAAACAACACGCAGAGCTAATAGAAGTGAAGCCTGAAAATCAAATGAAGTTACAAGAAGTTGGCAGAGATAAATTTAGACAAGCCCAGTATGTACAGAACATGGCAAAATGGTCTGCGGCAAGAGACTGGTGCAAACGTAAAAAGATCTTTTTTAGAGTTATCACTGAAAAAGATATCTTCCATCAGGGGAAGAGAAAATGAGGGTAAATGGTAATCCACGCATTCATGCTAGTCGTGGTATTGGGCACAGGAGAAGATCGTAGGGAGCAAAGAGACCCTATGTATTTCAGGAGCATAGACGTTTGTCAATATTATGCTAGTCGCATACCAAGACAATACGGCAACTATAGATACAAATCTTACATTGATCCTAAGGATAGGGTAACTGCTTATTGCAAACCTATCAAGGTAGATGATACCAAAGTGCTTGTTTATGACCATTAATTTGAATAAATAATAGTAGCATATAATGGATAACAATTATGACCAAAAAACTTGAAGAATTGCTTAATTTACCTGAATCTAAAGAGATCATAGATAAGGATCGTGAGAAGGCAAAGGAACAAGCAGTTACTGATCAAAAAGAAGACTTCCGTGAAATAGCTGAATTAGATAAAATCCAGGCGGCACTACCACAGGTTAAGGGCTTAGGTGAAATGGCTGATAAAGAACTTAATGAAGTTGCAGATAAGGCCATGACTGCATATGAAGATCTAATGGATTTAGGCATGAATGTAGAATCTAGATATAGTGGTAGAGTGTTTGAAGTAGCAGGACAGATGTTGAAGACCAACTTAGATGCCAAAACAGCTAAATTGGACAAGAAATTGAAGATGGTTGAGCTACAACTCAAGAAGGAAAAGCAGGACAAAGAAGGTGGTGTAGACGGAGATTCCATAGTAAATGGTGAAGGATACGTTGTAACTGATAGAAACTCACTTCTTGATAAATTGAAAAACATGGATAAATAAACATATAAGGAAGACTAATGAAAACATTTGTAGAATATCTAACAGAAGCTAAAAAAACTTATAAGTTTAAGTTTGGGGTAGCAGGAGAATTACCAGAAGGTTTTATTGACAGTTGCGAATCTTGTTTGCAAAAGTTTGGCTTGATCAACATGACACCAGGTAAGAAAACTCCAATTCAAGAACGTCCATTAGATTTTCCTAAATTACAAAATGTTGAGACAACTTATTTTGAAGCAGAATTATCATACCCTACTACCGCTCAAGTGTTAGGCGAATACATTTCACAAGTATCAGGAATAGATCCTGCATACATTTGTTTGAGAGATGCTGAAGCTCCACAAGAAGAATACCAGGATAAAGAGTATGACAAAGTTTACACACCTAAACTTGGTAGTGAGATGGAATCAGCTGATCCAGATGCACAAAAGAAGGTAGGCGACAATCGTGTTATGGATTTATTGAAAGAACTAGAAAGCGTTCAAAAAGAAAGAGAGAACGATCCAGGACAATCAACAAAACCAGATGCTGAACAAAAACACGATATGGGCGAGATATCAACTAAAAGTCCAATAGGGAGTAAATAATGAACTTAAAAGACATTTATAAAAAAATAGATTCATTAAATGAAAGCGTAAACATGAGCATTTCGATGTCAGGTGAAACTGCTGATGATGTCGCAACATTAATGAAGATGGTGAAAGACGCAGGTGGCAAACCAGAAATAATTCCACCAATGCCGAAAATGTCACCAAGAGACGAAATTGAAAAAAGCATTAAAGTAATGGATATGCCACCAGCACCAAAAGACATGGACATGGATGACATTAAATTACGTGCAGGTGGATGTGAAGACACAGAAGCAAAAGAAGGCGAGTGGGATAATTCACCAGATGAGAAATATCAAGACACAGCTTATATGCAAAATGATTTAGCAGGTGGATTAAACAGACAAAAGAAAACTTATCCTAAAGTTGCAGGCGGAGATAATCCAATGGCACTTGAAGATGAAATCAAGTCTGAACTTAGAGCTAAATTAGAGTCAATGATGAGCGACAAGAAAAAAGATGAATCAAGTTGCGTAGGCGAAATGAAAAGACTTGACGCCAACGGTTGTACAAAAGAAGAAATGAAGAAAAAAATTACTGCTGAGTATGACGTTGATGATGCAAAGTTTGAAAAACTATACGCAAGTAATTGCGGTTAATAGGAGATAGAAAATGGCAGGTGTAACAAGAGTAGTAGGATTAAATGCAACAGCAGGAACACTTTATTCTGTAAATGCTAAAGCATATCTCGTAACAGTTCAAAATGCTTCTAATTCAAACATTGATTTACGTGCAGAAGATGATGCAGTTGATGAAGCAGTTGAAATGATTGTAAAGGAATTGAATCCTTTAATGTATTTGGTTACGAACTCAGCCGCAGGTACTATCCATGTAGTAATGGATGAAAGAAGTAATGCGGCAGATATGCAACAAAGAATAAGAAATTTAGGTACAGCAGTTGGTCCAAACGACATAGACGTTACAGGTTCAGATGTAGCGGCGGCATCAGCAATAGCAGTATCATAATCACTATTTCCTCCCAATTAGTGACATTCAAATAGGCTCTTCGGAGCCTATTTTTGTCTATAAATATTAATATGGCAACAAAAAGTTTAGATGGTGTACTTACCAAAAAGGCACACCTAAAAGAAAAATTTAACGAAGAGGCTGTTGAAGATCTTAAAAAATGTTTAGATCCAGACACGGGGTATTTGTATTTTTGTGAAAAATTTTTCAACATACAACATCCTGTTCAAGGAAAAACTTTGTTTGGTCCTTTCTCATATCAAAAAAGATTATTAAAAAGTTATCACAATCATAGATTTAATATTAATATGTTGCCAAGACAAAGTGGCAAGACAACAACTGCCGCGGCTTATCTATTATGGTACGCCATGTTTCATGCAGATCAAACAATACTAATTGCCGCACACAAATATACAGGTGCTCAAGAAATAATGCAACGTATAAGGTACGGTTATGAATTGTGTCCTGATCATATCAGAGCAGGAGTAACAAATTATAACAAAGGTTCAATGGAGTTTGAAAATGGAAGTAGGATTGTTAGTGCTACAACTACTGGAAATACTGGTAGGGGTATGTCTATTTCTTTGTTATATTGTGATGAGTTTGCGTTCGTGAATCCAAGTATAGCAGATGAATTTTGGACTTCGATATCACCAACACTAGCAACAGGTGGTCGTGCAATTATTACATCAACACCTAACAGTGATGAAGACACATTTGCTATCATATGGAAAGAATCGCAAAATAAATTTGATGAAGATGGTAATGAAAGTATAATTGGTCAAAATGGATTTCATGGCTTTACTGCAAAATGGGACGAACATCCTGATAGAGATGAAGAGTGGGCTAAGACAGAAGTAGGCAGAATAGGTGAAGAAAGATTTAGACGTGAGTATGGTTGTGAATTTTTAGTTTATGATGAAACTTTAATCAACAGTATAAAGCTGTCAACCATTGAAGGCATAGACCCAAGTTGGAACATGGGACAAACACGTTGGTATGGTAAACCTAAAGCAGACAACACATACGTAATTGCACTTGATCCATCAATGGGTACTGGTGGTGATTATGCGGCGATACAAGTATTTGAATTACCTAGTTACAAACAAATAGCAGAATGGAGACACAACACTACTCCCATACCATCACAAATAAGAATACTCAAAGACATTTGTAATTACATCAAAGAAGAATGCCAAAATGATGGTCAAAACATTTATTGGTCTGTTGAAAATAATTCAATTGGAGAAGGTGCTTTGATTGTGATTAGAGACATGGGCGAAGAAAATATTCCAGGAATGTGTGTATCAGAACCAATTAGAAAAGGAAGAGTGCGTAAATTTAGAAAAGGTTTCAATACTACACACAGCACAAAAATCAGTGCCTGTACAAGATTAAAAAACATGATAGAAACTGATAGACTAAAAGTAAACAGCAAAATACTTGTAAGTGAACTCAAGGCTTTTGTTGCAAGTGGCAGTAGCTACAAAGCAAAACCTGGTGAAACAGATGACCTAGTTAGTGCTTGTTTACTGAGTATGCGTATCATGGCTGTGTTGAAAGATTGGGATCCTAGGGTGTATGAAACCTTCAATCAAGCAGATACAGAGGACGATATGACCCCGCCCATGCCCATCTTCGTTTCTACTAATGTTAGATAAATATTAATATGAGCAATATGGACAACATATCAGATCAGTTATTTGCAAAGATCAGGGGAAGATTTCCCGCTGTTACCATTGGTAACGAAGCAGGTGAAGTCACTGACGATCCAAAAACAGGGCGTTACTTTGATTTTGACTATATCGTAGGAGAAGATATACTTGGTAGAGTCAGTATTACACTTACAGAAAAAGAGGTTGCTGTGGTGTACAACACAAACTTTATTGCAGAACAACCAGATGGAATCAAGTCTGATTGGTATAACTTCTTAAAGGAAATTAGAAACTTTGCAAAAAGAAATATGTTAAACTTTGACACAAGAGATATAAACAAGTCCAATCTTGATAAAAGAGATTATGCACATCTAACAAAAACTGCCGGAGAAAAACAAATGAGTGAAACAAAAATGTACGGCACTAGTAGAACAAGTTACGAAGACATAGACAAGGCAAGGTTAGTCTTAAAACACAGACAACCTGTCAACCAAGAAGTTCCTGGTGCAAGAACACAACACGTAGAAGCAATTTATATAGAATCAGAAAATGGTGAAAGATACAAGTATCCAATGAGACACCTCAATGGTGCAAGAGCATTGGCACAACACGTAAGCAACGGTGGAAACTTGTATGATGACTTTGGTAAGCATATCGTATCACTCAGCGAAGAGCTTGGCAAGTTAAAACAATTCAAAACTTACATTAACAGATCGGCAGTGATGGCAGAAGGCCTTAAAGGCTACATGGACATGGTTAATGAAAGAATTGATTCAATTAAAACTGAAGTAATGAAATTACAAAGACCAAACTACTATGCAGAAACTATCAAAGACTTTGCTCCAGTAGTGATGGAAGAAGTACCAGAAGATTTACAAAACAGTTGGATCGATGAATTAACAATTAGAACTTTCAATGAAGAACTTAAATCAGTATTTCCATACATCAATAGATTAGTAAAAGAAAAAAATAAAATCAAAGAAGTCGGACCGGAATTACAAGATGAAGCAAGTGGTCCAGAAGGTAGCATGGAACCACACGCACATAAATTTTACATCGATGGTGATTATGATGAGGACAGAGGCATCTCTGATAAAGATTGTGAAGAGATGGAATATGCTTGTGCCAAGGCTGGTATCAAATGTAAATGTGAGCCAGACGAGATGCGACAAGGCGGAATCATTATTCATACAATGTCACCACGTGATGAAGTAGCAGATGCATTAGACAAAGAAGGCTATGCAGTAGAAGAAGCATACAGTCCAGAAGAAGATTTTGAATCTGCAATGAACATGATAGTAGGAGAAACAGAAGATGCTTTAGTTAACGGCAAAGGCAAAGACCAGGAAGCCGCGATTAAAAAACTAAATGGCTTGACGGCACAGCATTTCCCAGCTGGTATAAATGGCACCAATGCTGTTCAAAGTTTAAAGGGTATCATAGATGACCCGATGCTACTTGATATGTTTAAGAAAGTTGGAGCAAAAGATTCTGATCAGTGTGTAAGACCATTGATAATGAAATATATCAAAGCAAAGGCACCAGCAATTATGTCAAAAATTGACACTGGTGATTTGAAGATGGAAAACATCAAAGACAAAGAAGATTATGAGGCTAAAAGAAAAGCCATACAAGATCTTCAAATGGATCCAAACACAGCCGGAGATGAAAAACTCAAAAAAGAAATCGTACGTAGAAAACACGAACTTGAAAAAGAAGCTAGGTTAAAAGGATTCAAAGAAAACGAAGACGTTATGAAAGATAAAATCAAGGCATGGGCTGACAAATATGATGGATACGTTGGCAGTAACGGTGACTCACTACCAGAGGGTTATGTTCAGTACGCATTAAACAGTGGCATTCCTACAGATTTTATTGAAACAAATGAACGTGCTAAAATGGATGAAAAGTATGGTGAAGAGAAATTTGAGGATGATCCAGGGGCATACATCAGCGACCATATCGACGAAATGCCTATTACAAAGGCTTGTATGGAAGAGCTTCACAAAATTACAGGTTCAGATGATTTAGAAGACAATGCTGAACTTATTAAAAAATACGGCGACTTAGGTTATGAAGTCGAAGGCGATCAAAAAGCAAAATTTGATCAGTATGGTGCAATGGTAAGTATGCCTGAGCCAACTGATAAAATGGTTGACCTTAATGATAAAATGAAACAAACTACATTAGCTGATCACCTTGCCAAAGCGGCAAACGTGGACAGAACAAAGGTGTATTTTGATGATGCAGATTTGGTTTGGGGAAGTAAAACAGTTAAACAAGGTTGCTTGGTTGACAAGGAATGTACTTTCGCAGATGCAGTAGATGAACTTAAAGCATTTGCTGATGCTAATCCAAAAGCGGAAGATGATGACACAATTGATGTTAAAATGAATCCGGACGGTAGCATTGAAAAGGCAAAAGACGACGGCAGATCACCTGGAGAGAAGTTAGAAGAACTAGTCAAATCATATTATGATTATACAACTAACAAATTTCCAAAAGGCGAAACAGCGGTAATTACAGCTTGTGAAAAAGAATTTGGCGACAAGGCAATTCCAGTTGCACAGAAAATGATCGACAGATTACAGGGCGGTAAGGATCGCGAGATGGAAAGAATTAAACAACTAGCAGGCGTTTAATAACATAAAGTCACTTTTTTGGCAGACAAACACTTGACTTTATAAGTATATTAGTGTAGT